TGCTACACTTTTCTACACAATTCTACACTTTTCTACACGCATACGCACGCCCGGCACCCAGGCATACGCGCACAGGCACCTACGCACACACACGCGCGGCATCTGACTTTAAAATGATTTAGGCACCTGACTGGGCATCTCGCTGGGCATCTGACTGGGCAAACGGAGTCTCCTCTGACTAGGCTAGCGCTTGTTTCTGAATGATCTGAATGCCATCTTTTCTAAGTCGGTAGGCAATTCACTATAGTTTATTATATACTCTTTTGGGGGGAATTTACTGATATATGCTGTATCGTTATTGGGATAAGGCAACTGTATTCCTAGTTTATTCTCTATGTCTTCTATGCTATCTTCTAAGTACACTATGATGGGGCTATACTTATCTACATATTCTTGCTCTAATCTAAGGTAATTGAGATAATCTTTCATGTATTCTTCTTCGCTCACATGAAACGGTGAGAGTTTTATCCCTTTTTGTAAGATTGGTTGCCATGCTCCTGTTTTATGCCCTATATGATGACTTAGAATAATATCCTTCATGCTCTTCCGCGTTGAGAGGATTTTTACTGCATCATCGGGAGGTGGGATGGATGTGTCGTGTACGTGGTAAACGTAATGCTCGTCCTGTTTGTTTGACATTTGGATTTTTATTGTACCGAAATGCTGATGATTAGATTCGGTAATCATTTTGACTAGACGAACGCTGCCTGTTCTGCCTACGGTGTATATCCAAAATTTCATGGCCGGAACTCCGTTTACACAGTAAATGAAACCCCGCATCCACACGTACCAGTGGCGTTGGGATTGCTTAATTGAAAGAGTGAACCCATTATATCTACTTTATAATCGAGCGTTGATCCTACTAAGTACGAATAGCTGAGGCTGTCTATGAGGACTAGATCTTCTACGATTGTGTCATCATCTTGTGCTTCGTCTATAGAGAATCCGTATTGGAAGCCTGAACATCCTCCGCCTGTGACATATACACGCAAAAGTTTATTGTCTTCCTGTAGTTCTAGGGCTTTTGCTCGTGCTGTGTCCGTGAGAATAAGTGCCTGTGGTGTGAAGGTTTCTACTGTCATGTATCCCATCTCATGTTACAATCAGGACATTCTAATGCGATGGTTTTTTTACATTGTCTATCAAATATTGCGATGGCTCTGTTCCAATGACCGAATTCTTTAGTCGCTCCGTATTTAGCTGCTTCAGTATCTGCCTTTGCTTCGTCTTTGGATATGTTATAGAAATGATCCCAGACTTTATCTCCTACAAGAGATACACCGCAAAAAGGGCAGATGTCTTTATACATCTTTCGTTACCTTACCCCATTGTATTCGATTCCACGCCTGGTCGAAAGTATAGAACATGATTGTATTGACTATTGTTGCTGCCCCTGCAAATGCGAGTCCGCCTTGCCAAGAGCCTGTCATGTACCAACCAAAACCAGCGTTGCTAAATGTAATCCATACTCGCCATGTGACAAGTTTAGCGACTGCTCGTTTCTGTGTCTCAATATATTTCATTTGATAGGTCCTTTAATACTTTTTTAGATACCCAGTCATTCCATGCTGGCCCTGGGTGGTTTCCGTCTCTTGCTACTGGAAACTGCTTCTGCCAAAAGTCATCTTCAGTAGCGTATTCGAAAAGTGCTGTTTCAGAATTTACGATATATAAGGAAGAATTGGTTTCGTGTGCTATCCACTTTATTGCTGCTATGTTTTTATCTTGTATGGTTTTATATGATTTCTCACCCAGAATATATTTAATTATAAACTTATCTACTTCATCAGAATTAAGAAGACCGGGACTCCAATGACCGTATCTAATATATCTTTTATAATCATCAAATTCAACCCTTTTACCTGGAGGTATCATCAGCACTGTAATAGGAGCTTTGATCTCATACTGCCAAGCATTGTACAATCTAAAACAAGTATCTAAACTGCCGCCCGGTGCTCCTAAATTCACCTCTTTCATACCCAGCTCTTTGCTCACTAGATAAGGCCATGTTTCCTCTTTGGGAAGACCTGTACCAAACGTCAGAGAGCAACCGATAAAGACAATATTATTTGCGTTGACATCTATATCTTCGCAACGGTGTCCCCAATCATTCAGATGATATTTAAATGGCCTGGCGTTCCAGTATTCCTGATGTTCCTTTGATAACACTGTAAAATTTTGAGGAACATCTCTTGGGAACCAGTCCTCAACCTTTTTACCGCTACCCCATCTCTCACCTGGGCCGTATAGAGTTTTATAATCAAACTCATCTGTGGACAATTTCTACCTCATCACCGACAAGTTTAATCGTGACTTTGTTGTCAGACTTGTTCTTGTGTGAATCAAGGAACTGTAGAAAGCGCTCGATGCCTTCACGTTTGCCCAACTGAAAACCTGTATAGCAACCGCCTGCTACACAACTAAAAGTGATTAGATAATAGATGGGATCCAAGTTATACTCCTTTAATGGTTTTTAATATGTTGTCTGTCATATGTTCGTGCCACAATAACCCTGGATGAATATTGTCTCTTGCTTTTCCCCAGGTCGTTACATCCTCTGGATTGTGATCTTCACTATCTACAATGATTAGTTTACTTTTGGTTTTTTCTGCTATCTGTGTTATTGCTAGTATATTCTTTTTGAAATTCAAGGCCATGTTATCATCACCAAATACTTGTGACAGTAGGAACTTATCTCTATCGCTTTTTCTCATGTGATGAACGCTTATTCTACAAAACCTTGCTTTACCAGGTGCTTTTGGATCTCTTTGTGCTTCGAACCTTCTGCCAGGAGGAATAACCAAAACTGTAATCTGACTCCTAATTATATCTTGCCACATGAGATAGAATCTAAAAGCAGCGTCAAGTGAACCGCCGGACAAACCTAAATTCATTTCATCCATTCCCAATTTCTTTGCTACATTGTAAGAAAAAGTGTCCTCTTTACGTATGCCTATACCTACTGTAAAAGAACATCCTAAAAATGTTATTGAATTACCTGTGTTTTTAAACTCACCTGATCTGAATCCATATGAGTTTAGGTTGTAAGTTATAGGAGGAAGGGCATTCCAACGATCTTGATGAATAGAAGGTTGATTTAAAAAATTCTCCTGAGTATCTGATGGCATCCATTCAAACATTTGAGGATTGCCTTCCACAACTTCAGCATAACGATAATACTCATTTGTTATATTGTTATACTCGATCTTTCTTTTCATACACCTTCGCTAATGTCCCAGCCTGTTTTATGCGTTTCTACAGGTTCCATACCAAGTAGTTTTCTAACCTCATCACGGACTTCTCCTGATACTGCATGACCGTACATCTCAGGATCTAGAAGGTTCCTTAAAAACTGGAGTACATCATTTTCCATAAGTTTACCATTTACTTCTATCATTTTACATCTCCCACATTTTGTACCAATTAAATGATACTTATCATATTCACCTGAACGGATATTATTACAAATACACAATATCATATATTTATAATTATACCCCTAAGTTAATGTCAAAAGGGTTACTATATACCTCACAATAGTTAGTCCACACGACTCTCAACCAACCAGCACCGTAAACGAATACCAATACCATCACACCATACTGGTCGTTGATATATGCTGTAGCGAACCAAAAGGGTTCACCAAACAAGCCAATACAACCAGCAAGTAGACGATTACGTGCATCTTTTGATGCCATAAAGTAAAGCGAACCTATACCACAGCAAGTGAGTATTGCTTGGGATATGTAATCAAATATCTCAATTGATAACATAATTGTATATTGCCTCCCAGTTCTTCATAATTTTAGCAGGGCCACTGTAATCCATATTGTGACCGTGTTCTACTAATATACTATCGAAGCCACACGCTGCACCTACATCAGCATTTGCTGGCTTGTCTTCTACCCATACATGACCAGGATAGCGTGCTCCGTACTCTGCTAGTACCTCATCCTTATCAGCACCACAGTCTAAGAACACGCACTCGGTAAATGTATTCGGACCGAATATCTTTGCTAGATTACGTTCACGGAGCTTCTGTGCGTGAGGATCTAAACTCAAGCTAGTAATACAAATAAACTTGTATTGGTGTTGTTCATGTAGCTTCTTAATAAAATACTGAGCGTCTCGTAACGGAGGGAGGAACCCTATCGCTGCTGACTCGTTAAATGTCCTTACTAGAGTCTTGCCTATTGACCAGTCGATTCCATACATCTCTGAGACTTTGTAATGGCCTTCTTCCTTGACTATGTGACCGTGGTGTTCCATCCAACTGTGGAATGCCCACTCCCAATCCAGGATCGCCCCGTCGCAGTCTGTTAATATAATCTTCTCTTTTTGCATAACTATTCCTTACATAATTTAAATATTCTTGTCTTTGTCTGCTTCTATTCATCTGGGCAATACCTGTCTATTATGTTAAACTCCTGTTGCCAGTCCATTGTCTTCAATGTTCTAGGTGAGAGGTCCTCACAATCTTTAACAGTATATTTGGTTTCGCTTTCTATAAAATCTTTTGCTAGTAATGGTTGTAACTTCCTAGCCTCTTTCTCCCACGGTTGCTTCTCATAAGCAACGTCAGTCATGTCTACACCCATCCAATATTGCTTCATATGCTTAAATCTAAGTTCAGCTTGATCGTATTGCTTGAGGTGTACTAGTTCATGGGCTAATGTAGATATGTACTCGTATAATGAACCTCGGTTGTGAAGTTCAAGCTCATACTCATTTCGGTCTACTCGCATACAGTAGCCGACAGCATCCTCTTTTAGGATATTATGTATGTGGATATCCAAATAAAGAGTTCGCTTACGAGGGAGTAGCTGCTTGATAATATATCGAGCAGCTTCCTCCGTAAGATTGCGTTGAGTCTTAGTTCCTCCTCTGAGGGATATTAGTATCACTCGCTAATATCTCCATAGTAAGAGGTACCGACTTGACGGAATTGCTTATTGTCAGGAGTACGAATCTCCTGGACTTTGCCGTTGTTACCAACTTTAACCTTAGTGGCCATGTTGTAACCTTCCTCAACCACATTACGGGCAAGCAAGTCAAATTTGATAAACTTATCGCTTGACAGGATAGCACCTAGTGTAGTAGACTTGAAGGTAGATACATCTTTAGCGAGACCGGCTGAAACCAGTTTGCCGTCTGATTTAAGATCAAAACGGTCAAGTCCTAGTGACATCTCACGGCGAGACAACTGAGTACCAATGGTTGAAGTAGTAGCTTGAGCAGTGTATTGATTCCACATATTATATTCCTCTATTAATTTAATTTACAGTGCTTATTATACACGAATTTTCCTAAAAGTCAAGCATTATTTTCACATTTTTTGTTCAATTTCACGTTCAGCCTCAACTAGTTTGTAAGTTATTGTTTTTTCACACTTTTCTTCAACTTCACACATATGAGGTTGCCTAAGTGACTGATAATAATGATAAAATACACCAGATATGACTTGAATTTCCTCGTGTGTGAGTTCAATTTTTACAGTGTTTTTCATATTGTTTCCTCTTTTGTTATTTTCAGTTACCATTATACACAGGTTTGGCCAAAAGTCAAGCACTTTTTTTGCTTGATATTTGAGAAAGGCCATTATATAAATAGTATATTAAGGGGGAAAAAATGAATCCAACGACAATGGCTAAATTACAGACTGAGCTTAGGAGACTGGGCTTTACTCAGCAAAAGCTAGAGTCTAGCAAAACTGTCTCCATTATGACAGACAAAAACCGAGTGGATGTCTTACAAAAAGTAGCAGATAAGCTCGGAGGTGTATATGACCCTCAAAAAGGATCCTCTTCCATAGGAGCTACTGTAGTTGGACAATTTACAGTAAAGGCTAGGCCTGCTAGTAAACAAGGAAATAGGTCAGCCGGTTTAGATAATGAAGATGCCATGATTGACAATATAAACAAATTTGTAAAAAAAGGTGCTATGAAAGTATGTATTACTGACGGCACAAAAAAATATGAGTATGACAATGTGGTAGAAGTGAAAGGAGTAGGAACTGATACTGCCAACAGAAAAAAAGCAGATGTGCTTTTGTGTACAGCAGATGGTAAGGAGATACCAATTTCAATTAAAAAAGATAATGCTGAGATGTGGGAGTCCGCAGATTCATACTGGGCTCAAACAGCAAAGAGTTTAGTAGACAAATTAGAAGCTTCTGGTAAAGTGTCTGTAGAAAAAACCGGCATTATCAACAAAATTTCTCCGAGCATAGGAATTAAGGCCACAGCTGCTGAAAAAAAGGCAGTCGTTTTTGGAAATGATTTGTTGATGCCACCAACAGGATTTGTAGTAGTGAGGACATTTAGTTCTTCTGACTTCAATATAAGACCAGATGGTGATTGTCTTGAGGTAACAGTGACCAGTATCATAGATGCTATGACAGATTTAAAAGGTGACAAAGACATCTATTTTTTGATAAGAAATGACTCATCTCGTAAAGGCTCAAAGATACGTCCAGGTCTAAGAGTTCTTGCAGTATCAAAAACCCGCATCAACAAAAATGTTTTGGTTGTAACAAACAGAACAAACCCATGAAATCCTATTTTATATTCAACACCAGAGATGGCTACTATCTAGTAGAATCTAAAGACGTAGAAAGTGTTCCTAGGCCTAGGGAGCTTGTCCGTCGTGCTACTGCTGTTGAAGTGTTGCGTGAGTATGCTGAGAAGGAAGGCATAGAGTTTGCTACTGACAAAGCACGTAAGCGTAGTAAACACACACAGGAGACAAAGGAAAAGATCAGTGCTGCTGTCAAGGCCAATCATGGACACAAGGATGGGTTGAAAGAATCACACCGCCTAAAGATCAAAAAGAGTAGAACAGGACAGAATAGAGGTGAGAATAATAACTTCTATGGAAAGAAACATTCCTATGCTACAAAACTAAAAATGTCTAAGTCCAGACTAGCCAGAGGTAAATACAAGTATATTTGTAATGCTGATGGCTACACTTCTATACCAGAGAATGACCCTGTGCCTGAAGGCTATCAGTTAGGTACAATTTATGATCCGTATAAATTAGTAGACTAGATTACCCCTATCAATACTATTGATTACTTTCAATGGACATTGTTCTTCAGTATAATATAACTTTAGAGTATCCCAGTTTTTAAATCGACCTAATTTCATTATTATATTTGGTGCTAAACCTGCGTTTATTAAATCCATTACATAAGTTCTGCGAAAACTTATGATTGAATCATATCCGCAAACTCTACAACACCATGATGCAAGGTTTTCAAGACCATTTATAGTATAAGCACCTCCCTTCTGTGAGGGAATAAAATATGAATCAGTGTCGTATATATTTAAAGGGTATAAATCATTAAGATAATTTTTTATTTCATCCTTGAGTGCTTCTGGTACATAGAAAGGAAGTTTGGGGTCTTTTAATATAAAACTATCTTTAATCTCGCCGTTATTATCTATTACATGATTTATTTTTAATTTAACTATTTCTGTAAACCCAATTCCTGTATAATACATGAGTAAGAGAAGCATTCGCGCCTTTTTCTTATTTCTCATATTTGATGCATCTATTGCCTCTAACATTTTATCAAATTCTTCTTTTGTAACTGTAATCTTTTCAGTATTTACTATTTCTTTTTTCTTTTTATTGAATGAATACCCTTTATGCTCATTGTAATATTTATCCCATTTTTCAGGCCTGGCGGACAATCTTCTTAATAGACGACTTTCTTCCTTTTTAACTTCCTCGGCCGTTCCTGTGAATATTATGCGGCGCCTAAAGTAGGGAGGAACATTATCCATCTTAAATGACTCCATTTTTGTAGAAGAATGTGCATACAAATCATCAGGGGAGCCTACGTGTTTTCCTAGGTAGTACATATTTCTCAGTGTATTGTGCCACAAATACACACAACCTTCATCATTTTTTTTCATAATCAATATAAAATCTTTGTCTAGTGAATCTTAACAATGTGAAAGACAACAGGGTTTAGAAACTTTAATTCATGTAGTCTATCTTCAAGATCAATCCAAATAAAGTGTTTAGGATTCTTTTTGACAATCTTCTTAGCAGAGAATGTCCTTTCAGCCGGAGCCTTTTCTACGGTTGAACCATCTGCTAATGTAGCTTTTTCCCCTGGATAGTATATCGTTATCTCGTACTCTTCCCGGAAGAGGCCGTTCCACCAGTCAACTAGCTTTCTTAACACTTTTCTTTGCCCTCGCCTTTCTCTTAGGTTTTGCCTTAGTTGGTTTGTTGTATTCAGTAATACCAATAGGCTCTAACAATGCTTCTAACTGAGGATACATCTCTAAAAGTGTACCGTCTTTAACTGCTGTCAATATTTTAGCTTCTTTGTGGTGTATACCCTCAAGTATATTACACCACACCTGTTCACGTCTAACTTGATTCAGGTTATTCATGTTACTACCAGGTGTAATAAAACCTTTTATTCTACGCCATTCAAGCTGTAGGGTAGTTTCACCCATGCCTTCAGGAATGTCATCTTGTATTTTAATTCCTGTTGTGGGCATACCCTCAGGTAGATTCCATTCAGGTTTCTCAGCTCCTACACCTATACGTACAATCGGAACAACTGATTGACTCATTTTAGCCCATTCTTTTAGCCTGGCTACCTGAGCGTCTACTCCTTCTGCTTTGAATACCCAGGCAAACCCTTCATCTACTTGTCTATGTCTCATTAAAAATCTCCCAACACATCCATCATGTTTTTCATTTTGTTTTTTATAAAATAGTTTAACAACTGGCTTCTATCGCCACCCTGCTGTAATTCGTAACTATTTATAATATTATCTTTAATCTCCTGAGGAGTTTGTGACAGATCAACAAGCATACGATTACGATTATATCCGTGTGACATATCAGCCGTAACCCATTCCTCAGGAGGCTTAGACTTCCACTCTGCTAGTAAGTTCTTACGTATAGGTTTCTGCCTAATGCCTTCTACAAAACTATTATCAGGTGATAACATATTAGGAATGCCGTCACCCTTATCGCCTGTAATAATATGTTCCATCAGTACCTTTTCAACAGGTTCTTTTAGTTTGATCCACTTCTTAAATGCTGGGGCATACTGTTTCACGTTGTCCCATTTCTGTAGCTGATTGAAGTCATGGTCACCACTGATAATAAGATACGGCACAGAAGTAGGATCACCAAACAACTGGTCACGTTCTCCTGCTGTCTGACTGTACTCAGCGAGTGTACCGATAACATCATCAGCCTCTGCCCCTTCTACATCTATGACAGGATACGGGAAGTGTTCTGCTAACTCATCTCGTACAATAGACAGCGCATCAAATATAGCACCCCAATCAAAGTCTGACTTTGCTCTATCTTTCTTACGATGTGCCTTGTACTGTGGAAATACTTCTCGTCTCCAGTAGTGCCTGTTGTCACAAGCAATAACAATTTCACCAAACTCATTGCCAAAACGAGTACGATAAGAACGAATGGTATTGATAATCATATGCCTGAGTAGTGGAAGATTGACTTCAATATCACTACCAG